TCGCCTCCCGCCACCTGCGTTGGATGGTGCTGCGCTCCTTCTTCCGCCACGACGCCTTCCAGACGAAGATCCGCTCATTAATCCATTTATATCCGCGGTATCTTCAATGATTGATGTTATTTCTTCGTCAGACACGGATAGGGTCTCGTATCTTTGGGTGTTTCCGCTGTCCCGTGGCTCTACAACAGAAGGAATAGAGGCGCCAACGTCCTCAATGATGTCCTCGACACTACGAGGACCTTGCATGCGAGCCTGTGACTGTTGCTGCATAGGAGACGATGGCGGCGGTTGAACAGGGGTAGGACGGAATCCGGTACCGAACATATTGTTCACCATACTGAAGAGACCACCACCCGGACCCCGTGCTGCAGCGGTGGTAGAGGGCGGTGCGTTTTGGGTAGCCATGCGGTTCACGGCGGCTTGTTGGAACTGTTTCATCAAACCGGGATCCGAACGCAGGACATCTTCTACGTGTGGCACGTTGCTTTGCTTGAACATACTGTTGGTGAAATGGAACATGAACGCGGAACCAGAAACGCTCATGAGCAAGCGGAGCTCGGGCGCCATTTTTTGCCCGGACCCCTTGTATTTATCATGTAGCTCCTCAAAGATGTCATCATAGTCACCAATATTGTCGTGAACTTGCTCCGACCAACCATCGAGACGTAGATCGAAAGGATCAAACCTAGTGTTCAAATATTCAACTCCTGTGACGAGCGCCATCATCATCTTGCGTTGAAATCGGACGCTCGCATCTACTTCTTTCTCGCGGACAATGCGATTAAACTCAACCCGCATCTTCTTTGGCAATTTATATCCTTTCGCCTCTAGCCTGTCCATTTGATACAGGATCTCTTTCTTCTCTTGTAGCTCAGACTCTACCTTTGCGCGCTCGGCGGCGAAACGATTCGACATGCTATCATGCCGGATGGAAGGCGTATCCTCAATGGTGCTATCATCGTCATCGCTGCTCCGCGAAGATGCAATGGGTGGGCGACTGTTCATACGGAATCTATTGTCCGACACTATATCACTCTCGCTATCCGTTGTATAATCTGATCCGCTGACGCTACTTTTGCTACGGCTGGATATAGAAAGAACATCACTGCTGACTTTTTGCTTGTTTATGAGCAGGTCTGCGCCCAGAGAAGGACCTGCGGATCCAACTGGCGGAACCTTGAATGGAGAGCCCTTTCCTATAGAAAGAATCTCATCATCATCGTCGCTGTGTACCGTTATCTCCGGAATCATCCTTATGTTCTTACATACATTTACATACTTCTTTTAAATCAATTCATACGCATATCATTCTTGAACCATCCAATGATGTGATGTCGTGTTTGTTTTTGCGCAGCCATGCAACGGCTTGAAGCATGGCATCTGACATATCATCCTTTTTATTGTAGCTACAAAATACTTCTTGCAACTTGGTATCATCTTTAATGTACATCTCCGCAAGTCGCACCGCCTTCCATTTGTTGAGTTCGTAACCAGTCTTCTCTACTTGCGAGACGTCCACAGTGTATGTGTGGTCTTTTAGTTTTCCTGCGGCAGATATCATATGCACTGTGCGAGCCTTCCCCTCCCAGTGCTTTCTGAGTTGAAAGTAACTATAAATCATCATTTGTATGGTTTTCATGGACCCGTTTAGTTTTGAGGGTTGGTTTTCAACCAAAACACTATCGATTTCCGTGAATCCATTTGCGTCTAGCTTCTCTACCAGCGCATCGAGTTCGTGAAACAAACGCAGTGTGAGTTCTTGTACGGCTGGGATCTTTTCTTTGGGTGCCGCGAGAGATATGATATACCACAGCAGTATGTCGGCAGACGTGTCCTGTTTCTCACCGATATACAATACGCAACATGCCAGGTTCTTGATACCGATGTCGAAACTAATAACTACTCGCTTTCCTTTTTCCATATTGCACGTTGTAGCTTCGCTATCACACTAGGTGTTAATTTTCTTATGTTGTTTTTAATGATCAAACGACGCAACCTTTTCCAAAAGTCGTCATGTATATAGTCCTGATTTGCACGCACGATGGACTTGCACTTTGTCGCCATCCAGGAATATGACGCAGATAGTGCCATCATATCGTCGTCGTGATCTGGAAGAGGACACATGACACCTTCATTCACAAGATCAAGTATGTATTGCTGAATTGCATGGTGTTTCCGAGCTTCTGGCGGCACAATATCCAATATGTTCTCGAAAACTGCGTAGTTATAATGGGGGCACAGTAACATCCGGTTGGTATGGTCGCTATATACCGCGTTGTTATCAATTATCATAAGTTGGTTGTGCAATATGTAATCTTTATCCAGTTTGGATAAGGTTCCACGTTTACATACGGATCGGCATATGCGAGGGTATATCTTTGCTATAGACTTACGGTAGTTCCCTAAGGAATCTTGAATACAGTCGTCCCTGGTAAAAATGGGGCGCTCAAAGTGCACGCCGTTCGCTTTTTCAAACCACTGTATCTCTTGATGCGCCCAGCTCTTCTCGCTCGCAGTATAGACAAAGAAGTATGCGTTGCCATCATAGTGGTCTTGCATTGCTTTGATGAAAGATGCGAACCCCGGGCGAATGAGTTTGGAACCAGGCGCAAAAGCTTCATGGGTCTTGTCTTTGTTATTGTCGGGTTTGAACCTGTATTGCTTTAACACGGACTTTATGTTGAATATATATGACTGAAAGTCGACTTTTCCTGCGATTGTACCATCCCAGTCAAGAACAAAAATATATGGCAACGGCATACTCTATTCATATATCACATATCAAATCACGAGCTGCACATGGTGCAAGAAGGATCGTCGCGTCTGCAAACGAAGACCTCCTCACGAGGCGGGGACTTCTGCTGTTCTGTCGCTACAGTCGTAGCTTCGAGCGAGAACGCAATGGTTTTTGCCTTAGGGCGGGTACGTAGGTAATAGATGCCCGTCTTCAGTCCTTTCTTCCAAGAGTAAAAGTGCATGTTAGAAAGCTTGTTGAATTCGGGGTCCTCTACGAAGAGATTGAGACTCTGGGTTTGGCAAATGTAAATACCTCGATCTGCTGCTTGGTCGATAAGGACGCGTTGCTTGAGCTCCCACGCCGTCTTGTAGAGGTTGCGAATCTCTTCAGGGATCTCCGTAATGTGTTGGATGCTGCCGTTCCCCATAATGATGCGGTTCTTCATGTCGACGCTCCATAGTCCAAGGTCGATAAGGTCGCGGATCAGGTACTTGTTGATAATGGTGAACTCGCCTGCAAGGGTGCGCCTTTGATAGATGTTGCTGGTGAAAGGCTCGAAGCATTCGTTGAAACCCAGAATTTGCGAGGTGCTAGCCGTTGGCATGGGTGCGAGGAGCAGAGAGTTGCGAATACCATACTTTTGCACATCGGACCTGAGCGTGTCCCAATCCCATCTGCCGAATGGCTTCTGGTTCCACATGTCGAACTGAAGCAGTCCTTTTTGTGCGGGCGAGCCGTTGAAAGTAGCGTATGCACCTCTAAACTCTGTAAGTTGCTCTTCTTCAGGTGTCATTTGCAAGTGTTTGCGCAGATCTTCTTTCCTCGAATCGGTAGTATTGGGGTCATCAAGCTCGTCACGGAGCTCCGATCGTTTCTTTGCGATAAGCATGGAAGCTTCGAGAGCACCATGATAGATGGTTTCAAAGATTTGTTTGTTGAGTTCAGCAGCCTCGGGGCTGTCAAATGGCATCCGCATGATTGCGTAAGCGTCCGCAAGTCCCTGCACACCGATGCCGATTGGGCGATGGCGGAAGTTGCTGCGTTTGCATTTCTCCGTGGGATAGAAGTTGCGATCAATCACCTTGCACAAGTTCTTGGTGATGACACCCGTGACTTCGTGTAACTTCGTGAAGTTGAACACGTGCTTGCCGTCTTCGCCCTTTTCGATGAAGGTTGGCAGGGCAATACTCGCAAGGTTACACACAGCAGTCTCCTTTTCGTCACTGTACTCTAGAATTTCGCTGCATTGTCCAGTGATCACTCCATTGAAAATGCCCTTATGCTCCTTGGGTTCATTAAAGCAGTACGTGTCATCATATTCGTCATTATCTTCAACTCCTGAAATTCGTACGAACTTGTTTGTTTTATGATGTGGAGGACGGATGTCGGATACATCCAAGCGTTTAGGAGAGAACCCAAGGTCGATCAGGTGCATGAGACTCTGACAGTCTATGTTCATACGGTATGTTGTATTACAATCATAGTTCTGTGATCCACCTTTTCCATCAGGAAGCGGTCTTGACTGTTCTTTGTGCATCACACTTAGGCTGGCGACAACACCAAGGGTCTGCAACATATAGAAGACTCGCGTCAAGAACTCTTTGTTTGTGCTTGCGACTTGAATGTTCTTGATACCGTTATAGTGAACAACGCACCCGTCACCATCAAGGTAGCCTTCTAGCCATTTGATTCTAGTCTCCATGGAATAGTTTACTGGAACAAAGTACTTCTGTTGAATATCATGTGGAAGTGAAACATCCAACCTGTCTGATGATTTGCATTCATTGAAATACCTCCAATCAACGTGTTGAATTAGTTTCTTCTTATCGCCATACAACCATAACATTGGCTTATCAGTATAGCTCTCGGCACAACATCTTTCGGAGTCGTCAACATAAGATTGGTTGAAGGTTTGATGACGTTTGCAAAACGTGGTGTTATTCCATCTCTTGAAGTCACAGCGGTGCTTTAGACTGTCATCGGTAAGGTTATACGTACCTTCTGCTGCAAACAAACCTTGTGTGTATGGATACTTGATGCTTGATCTGGAACTATTGATAGTAGGCATCTCGTACCTAATGATGCGCATGCCTAGTTTGAGATCCTTTGCTTCAACAACATCATGTCGTGTCTTTTGTGCTGGGCGTGGACTGGTTTCGATGTAGAACTTGTGATATGGTGTGCACTTTAGTTTCATGCCATTGTCAAAGGACACTGTGATCAGTTTCTGATTCCTTCCTGTTTGCTTTACAACTGTTTCACTAAATTCCTTGCCGTTCCAAACATTGACGGGTTGATCCTTGAGTTCACTAATTGGATAGTAACCTTTGTCTGTGAGGATCATTGTATCGGGTGCGACACACAAGTTGCTGCTCTTAATGGTTCCCACGTTTTGTTGGTTGCTCTTCTTGTTGGCGGCATCCTTGAATAGAATATAGGGGGTGCCTGTCTCGATCTGGCTCTTGACGATCGCCATAAAGAGTTGTTGTGCTTTGATGGTGCGCCTTGCTTTGCCTTCGCGTTCATACTTTGTATATAGATCCTCGTACTCATCACCACAAACATCCGATAGACCAGGGCATTCATCAGGACAGAAGAATGACCACGTGTCGTTTGCCTCCACGCGTTTCATGAACAGATCGGGAATCCAAGCGGCTGTAAAGAGATCCAGGCATCGCTCCTCCATATTGCCATGATTCTTGCGAATATCCAAAAACTTCTCAAAATCTGGATGGGAAGGTTCCAGGTACACGGCAATGCTACCGTTACGCTTACCGCCTTGGTTCACATAACGGGCGGTTGCATTGAACACGCGAAGCATTGGGATGATACCGGTGCTCTCACCGTTGGTACCGCGGATGTGGCTACCAGTGGAACGAATCTGATGGATGTGTAGCCCAATACCTCCCGCATTCTTGGAGATCTCTGCAACGTCATTCAGTGTGTTATATATACCGTTAATGCTATCAGATTCCATTCCGATTAAAAAACAGCTCGACATTTGCGGTCGGGGAGTGCCAGCGTTGAACAGTGTGGGTGTCGCATGCGTGAAATACCTGGTGCTCATAAGATGATAGGTCTCGATCGCCTCCTTCACGTCCGCGCCATGAATACCAAGCGCGACGCGCATCCACATGTGTTGCGGACGCTCAACCACCTTGCCATCAACCTTGGTCAAGTAGCTACGCTCTAGGGTTTTGAATCCGAAGTAATCAAAGAAGTAATCACGTTCATAATCAATGACAGCGTTCAGTTTCTCTTTGTTGGCTTGCACGATCTGCCACAACTCTTCGGTGATGCGCGGCGTATTCTTTCCGTGAACGTCGATCGCTTGGTACAACGTATTGACGGTTTCGCTGAACGATGGCGACGTATTCTTCTGGTGGTTGCTCACAATCAGTCGGGACGCAATGACCCCGTAATTAGGGTGTTCCGTCACAAGTGATGCGCACATTT